GGAGTATCGGCTAATCCTGGCTGGGCTGGGGCAGTAGGAGGGGCAGCAGTGACATTTAGCCCTGGCTGCATCGGTCTAGTAGATGGAGTATCGGCTAATCCTGGCTGGGCTGGGGCAGTAGTAGGGGCAGCAGTGACATTCAACCCAGGCTGCATCGGTCTAGTAGATGGAGTATCGGCTAATCCTGGTTGGGCAGGCGGTGGCGGTGGCGGTGGCGGTGGCGGCGCTACGTTTAACCCTGGTTGCTGGGGCGCAGCAGTAGGAGCAGCAGCAACATTTAATCCTGGCTGCATGGGCCTACTGATGGCTGGCGTATCGCCTAGCCCAGGTTGTGCAGGCATTAAAGCCTGCGTCAACGGATCAATCGGCGCATTGCTGGCTAACCCTGGCTGCATAGGAGCTGGCTTCGCCGTACTTAATCCTGGCTGCTTTGGTTTTACCTTCTTTTTATTTTGAAATTTAGCCGCTTGAGCATAGGGGTTGGTATACGCCATTATTCTAATCCTGTTCTGCGATGCCTGGTGCGGCCTATGGGCTTATACATGAGGCTGGTGCGCCGGATGGTAAACGTCTCGTCGTCGACGAAGTTGGAAAAGCGTAGCATGGTGCGCGGATCATAGCCAAAGAGGTCGGTGTCGCCCGTGAGCGTCGACAACTCCGGTTGCAGCGTCGACGTATCGAGGACAAACGTCGAGTCGAGCAGCGCAAAAGAAGCGGTGCTGCCGGTATGCTCCATCGTCAGCGTCTCGACATTGGCAACGATACCAGCCGCTTTTTGCTGCACAGCTACGTCGTAGTCGCCCTGGTTGTCGAATAGTGTCCTGGCGTAGAGCCAGCGGCACTCGACGCTATCGCCTACAGGCGCGATGTTGCCCGTCTCAAAATAGCCTGCGATCAAATCACCATCGTCGTTATTGCCCGTCTCATGGCTCATTATATAGCCGTCGAAGTCGCCAGCATGAGGCAGATCGTCGATGAGGGCGGCGCTGTCACGGGTGAAATTGTCGTAGGGGCCGAACCAGCAGTCGAGGCGCGTCGAGTAGACGACGACCGAATCCATCGTAGACTGACCGGCTCCGTGCGGCAAGAAGAACCAGACCTCTTCTTTATTGGGGTAATAGAGCGCGAAAGAGTAAGCTAGTCGTGCGGTGTTGACGTCGTCCCAGTAGCGGTCATCGAGCGCAAAGCTCATCTTCTCGACCTGGGTGCCACCTGCCCACTGGTAGATACCATCCTCGCGCACAAAGAGTTGGCGCTGGCCTGGTATGTTGACGATGCTGCGACCGGCAATAGTACCCTGCTGGGTCTGCTGCTGCTGCTGGAACGGTATCGTTGAGTTGCCCGTCGGCGTCAGGGTGTGGATGCCTTGCTCGGTATGTACAGCTAGCGCATTGCCAAAAGGCGACAGGCCATGTACCTCATAGCCAAACTGGTGGTAGTTAGTAGCACCCCAGGTCGTTATATCGCCAGCATCAGACCGCCAGACACGGTCGCTATTGCTGTTCTCGTTGCCTAGCCAAAGCCGGTTTTCCCAAAAGGCGATCCAGGTAGGCTTCGTGAAGCGACTATCGTCATCGAGGGTGCCAGCGTTGTTAGAGCCACCAGCCCAGGTGATGCCGTCGGTGTCGACGCCGTTGACCGCTACGAGCGTGTCGCCAGCCAGCACCCAGTTCCACACATTGTCGTTGCCAGCGGTTATCGTGACGCTGCCGGTGCGGTCGGTGGCAGTGCCCCCAGTGACATCGAAGAACTTGTTGCCAGCGATGGCAAAGACTTTTTCGGTACCGGCCAGCACCAGTTGCCCCAGCGCCGTGACGGTAGCGCCGGAGTTCATCGCGCTGGCGTTATACTTGGCGTATCCTTTGCGCTTCTTGACCTCACCGGCCTGACCGACGGTGCAGTTGCCCATATCGTACAAGCCCTCCGGCCCTATCTCCTCGGCTGGTAGGCTGTAGTTGACGCCTGCTCTCCACGGACCCAGGCGTAGGCTCTCCGCAGCGATAGGCATTAGGAGAGGCTTCCTTCCTGCGGATAATAGCTGAACTGACCCGACGCACGGTCGTCAGAGCGGCGCATACGATACGTCCTGTTGCCCTGGACGTTGGCGTTCTGGCGGCTGGCGACGGCTATGACGCGTTCCATCTCGCGCTGGTCAGCCATAGCCCCCTCGTCATCACCCTTTTCCTGCTTGTAGAGCGCGGCGATACCGTAGACCAGTGCTGGCTGTATGATCGGGCTGTAGTACCCGTTGAGGCTGCTGTTATCATTGGCTTCGACGAAGTCCGGCACCAGCCTGTAGTATCTATAGGCTATAGTGTCGGTCGAGTCGGGCTTAGGATAGAGCGATACCTGGACGTAGCCGGAGCTATCGACGCCATCGATGACGGCCCAGCGAGGGTCGCCGCTGATAGAGTGGTCAGGATCGGCCGCATCTAGGTCTTGCGTCGACATGATAATGATGACGTGGTTCTCGGTCGTATTACGGAACGAGAGCGGTGTTGCTGCGTCAGAGGCAAGGCTGTACGTCTGCGTGCCGTTAGAGGTACTAAAAGTCGACGCTTTGAACATCCAGTTCCACTTTTCGCGGTTTTGGATGTCTTTGCCCACCATGTTGAGGTAGGACCGCGCACCGTCCTTGAACGTCGAGGCTGACGTGTTGAGTCCGACGCGGCGTAGCGCCGCCTGCATCACTTCGATGTTAGTCATATCAAATTAGCCCAGCTTCCGGCCTCATAGCCTTGGAACTTGTCATCGGTGCTGTTATAAATGACCATGCCGTTGACCGCGGTCAGCGCATTACGCTGAGTCGTCGTCAGGCGCGGCAGGGTAAACGACGTGGCATACGCACCGGTATCGGCCTGGACATCACCTATCAGCGCCGTATCGCCAAAAAAGCTACCGGCGTTGAGTTGGGCGACCGACTCAGTCATGGCTACATATGAGCTTCGACCGACATATGATCGAGGTCATACTCGGAGAGGTTATCGCCGTTATTGTCCAGCCAGCGTTGTTTCCAAATCTCGATAGCCTCCGGTCCACGCTCGGCAATACGCGACGGTGGATCGGGTATGAACCCATCGGCGTGTGTCACCTCGCCAACCGCCTTGACAGTGTTGCGCACCTGGCTGTTGGTCATCGTCGACTTACGCTGGCGCGTGTGCGTCTTGTCGAGGTCGAGCGCCTTGCGTATAGCTGCCTTAGTGTTGTCGGTACTTTTGAGAATCAACTGCGCGATCTGGTCGGGTGTGACCTCCGGCGGTGCGGCCGGTGCGGCCGGTGCTGGCGGTGCGGCACTCGATGCGACTTCTGCGATCTCTGCTGACAGTTGATGCTGCTGCGATCTTTTAGCCATAGCTCTCTTTGTAGTTAAAGCGGCGACGACGCTATGCCGCCGCCGCTCAATGTGTTAGGCTACCAACCCTTGCAATAGGACACCGACATGGCCGTTGTCATCCGACGCATAAAGCGCAGAGCCGACAAGTGGCTCAGTCTCTGCATCTTTTAACTGCACATGACCAGCATCACTATCAGACAACGTAAGATTGACACCAATAGCTAAAGCGCCATCAGATGAAATCAGAGCAATTCCAGCCGTTTGAAACCATCCGTAATAATTTGCGGTGAACGCAATAGGAGTCACTCCGGCAATAACATAATCGGTGCCAGAAGTAGCTGCTCGCACGTTATACCACAAGTTTCCGACGATAGCGATGTCAGACGCAGTCGTTAGCGCCACCTTGATAGGATCAAACAGGTAGACATCTACTTTGCCACTAGTCGTAGCATCGGTCGCACTATTACTTTTAATGCGGTACTGGATACCTTCGCCAGTACCGTCGCCACCGTCATTAGCAATCTGCAAAATAGCCCCTGCGTACTGATTCTCCGTAACGCTTGCCAGAGTTATTTGAAATTGCGTTGAACCGGCACCAGGATCAAACCCGCTAGCTGCCGCAATAACGATATTATCGGTTTCAACCAACGCTGTAGCCGATAAATCCTGTGACACTAATTCGGCGGCATTAATAGCAGCAGCGGTGTAGCCGTAACGGAAGACGCGACCGTCAGCCAGTTCCAGCTTCTCGCCAATCGGATATCGCGCTGTTGACGACTCAGTATAAATACCTTGGCCGCTTTTGCTGCCAAGACCTTCGCCACCAACGCGACCGATAGCAAAATTGTGATTACGAAAAGACATTGTTGTTCTCCTTCGCTCATGGGCGAGCTATGAAGCCGCATTGGCTTGCGGCTCGGATAAAGAGCGTGTTTAAACGCGTTGCCCAGCGTTACCAGACGCGGCGTTTAAACACGCTGCGGTTGTTTAGTCGTTCAGGTTATATATGACACCCTGACGACGACGATTATTGGTAGTGATCTGCAAGCCTACTACGATAAATCCGACCTTTGCCATTTGATTCGACGGCTCTTTAAAGGGCGTCTTCGCGAAGTTCATTCCGGCCTGCATGTGCATCTTGAGGTACTTGGTGTTGAGGAAGTACATTCGGCCCGTACCGCAATCACGGTCGTACTGCACCGGAATGCCTCTAAACGACGGCAAGCGACCGTCTACGCCAGGCGAGTCTTTGCCGGACAACCGCTGGTAGCCGGTGCCTTCAAAAATCTCTTCGTAATCGGCGTAGATGCCGTTGGTCGTAAAAATGTTGGAAGGCTGCTCGTTGCCCTCACTGACGTCGTTCCAAAGCGTCGACATCCGTACCATACCCTCGTAAAAGTTGGTGTTGACGATGGTC